GCTGTCCCACCATCACTTGCATCCGACACGAAATCAGTCGCTGTCGGATTTTGTCCCAGCGCAAACATGCCTGTGTATGAAGAATCGGCTGTTGGCGTAGTGGAAGTCAGTGTAACAGACCAAATCGATCCGGAGCCGCCACGAGCCGCCGCTGCGCTAATCGTTGGATAAGACGAGGCGCTGCAATTTGCGGTTAATGCTGGCGGATTTCCACTAGTCGCACCACCCTCAACGTCAAGGATGTTTACGGAAGAGACGGTGTAGCTTGGACGATAGACATAAACTTTTGCCCACTCCCTATAACTATTCATAAACCCAGTTTTTGCGGCCCCACTATCCGCAGCCACTGCAACCTTATATGAGGCGCATATTCTTGACCCAGTTTCGCCTCTGCCCTCTGTTAGAGCCCCCCGCGTTGTGATGGAGGTGAACCCAGTCCCATATCTGGCGGCGGGGATGCCCGAATTAATACTGGCATTTGCCGCCTGAAGAACGAGCAGGATGTCACCATCTTGGCAGGAGGGCATCGTTAGCGTTCCGCCAGTCGATGCGCCATAGTTGCTGGATGTGATGTATGAAACTTCAAGGGCACCACCAAACCCGCCAGCGCCTATCAGTTTACCTGTTGTAAGCATTACGAACCATCCCCAATTAGTGCGCCATACAGCGTCGTGGAGACCTTCCAGAGAGCAATGACAGTACGCCCAGTGGTTGCCAGCGTGGGTGCAGAGCCGCCATTGTTCACCCAAGTAGTAGTCGGCCAAGTGATCGTGTAGGCGGTACCATCGTCGATCATAAGTGTGATTGCTTGACCAGCAGAGAAGCCGTCAGTCGGTGTAGAGTTACCACTCAACGTCCATTCCTGAATAGAACCGTTGTCAGGCTCCAGAACGGGAGTTGTGCCAGTGACAGTGTAGATGTCTTCGACGGGCGTTCCTACTAACGTCAGGTTCGTAGCAGTGCCGGAACTTGCAGCAACAGCACCTACCGTCGAAGCCGTCAGTGTAGCACTGCCAAGTGCGGTGACGTGGCCATAGGTATCCAGAGTCACGTCTTGAATGACAGTTGCACCGGAGTTGTCGACACTTGCCTGAGTGGAAGTGTCGGAGTGTGACAGACCACTGGCGTCTTGAGTAAGACCACCACCAGCAGCTACACTAAAGGTTGTCCCTGAGAGACTGATACCATTACCAGCACTGTAGGTAGTGTCTGTAGGTGTATCCCAAGTGAACGAACCATCACCATCACTACGGAGATACTGAGCAGTAGTACCATCGCCAACAACATTAAGCTGAGTAGCACCAATACCGTTAGCTGTTACAGATAGACCAGAGGCATCTTGTGTAAGACCTGTCCCGGCGGCTACACTGAATGTAGTCCCTGAGAGGCTAATACCGTTACCAGCACTATAGGTAGTGTTAGTGTCTGGTGGGGTTTCCCATGTGAAGCTCCCATCACCGTCACTACGAAGGTATTGTGATGTAGTACCGTTGCCTGTTACGTTCAACTCATCCGCCCCGACCACGTTGGCTGCGATCTGTGCGTTGATCGAAGTGGTGCCAGAACCTGTTAAGTCACCCGACAGAGTAATAGTCTGGTTCCCTGTTAGGAAGGCAGACGCATGTTGGCCGTCAAGGGTGTCAGCATCAAGACCAGAACCGGAACCATCAACGGTCAAAATCGCAGTTAGAATCTCAGAGGCCGTTTGATCAGCGGTTGCCCCAGCTTCGATACCTGCTAGCTTAGCACCATCAGCAAGCTCAATTACAGTACCACCGGTAGTCTTTGTATAAATTTTCTTATCGGCTAGGTTTACAGCTAGCTCCCCCGGCTCCAAACTAGCTGAAGCAGGTACGCTGGAAGCTGTTGAAGACTTTTTATGAATAATCTTGGTTGCCATTGGGCTTTTCTCCTATGTGTGAGGAGGGACGCCCCTATAGAGGGACGCCCCAAGGGTATTAGTAGGAACCCCCATCCAATGTAACATCTGCAAGGGTTTGGTTGCCAAGTGACCAGTGGTCAGAAGCTTCAACCCAAAGGAAAGATACATTAGAAGAAGTACCACGTTCAATTTCAATACCACCATCTTGAGAAGGGACACCTGTTTCATCAGCGTTAAGAACAATAATGTTGTCGCCAATGTTGACAGTATTAGAGTTAACTGTAGTTGTTGTACCGTTAACAGTCAAGTTACCAGTGATGATAGTGTTACCACCAACATTGAGGGCACCCCCAATACCGACACCACCTGTTACCGTTAGAGCACCTGTACTTGTGGAGGAAGATGCGGTATTATTAGTAATACCAATGGCGTTAGAAGTAGTAGCACCACGGGCAGTAACAGTCGCCAGAGTATCACTCTCGGAGGTTAGATAAGAACCTGCAGGTTGGATACCTGCCTCTGCCAGTGTATTATTCACCCAAGCAGTACCGTTCCACTTTAGGATTTCACCCGAAGAGTTGGCTGTGATTGTAGTATCGCTTAGAGAGTCTAGGGTGTGGTTATGACTTGTTGAAGCCTTTCCGTTCAACTGAGTTTGGATGTTTGAAGTAACACCGTCAGTATAGTTCAACTCAGCGGTTGTTGCAGTAATGCCATCAAGAACGTTAACCTCGGCAGCAGTAGCTGTTACATCAGTGATAGCACTTAGTGCATGTGTATGAGAAGAGGCAGCAATACCAGCTTCTGCGAGAGTATTGTTAACCCAAGCTGTACCATCCCACTTGAGGATTTCCCCTGAAGCAATAGAGGTGATTGTTGTGTTACTCAAGGAGTCTAAAGTGTGTGTATGGGAAGCTGCAGCATAGCTACCAGCGGGTTGAATACCAGCTTCTGCAATAGTGTTATTAACCCAAGCTGTGCCATTCCATTTTAGAAGCTCGCCTGAAGCGATAGAAGTAATAGTAGTATCGCTTAGAGAGTCTAGGGTGTGGTTATGAGATGTTGATGATTTTCCATCAAGCGCGGTCTGTAGACCTGTCACATCAGAAATAGAATGGGTATGTGTGGCACTTGCATAAGAGCCAGCTGGTTGGATACCTGCTTCAGCAAGTGTATTATTAACCCATGCAGAACCGTTCCACTTAAGGATTTCCCCAGAAGCAATAGTATCGATTGTCACATCTTCAAGAGCACCTAGCGTTGAGTAGCCTGCACCTGCCCAAACAGATCCATTGTATGACTTTAGAGTATTGTTTGTAGAGTCATACCATAAGTCGCCCTCTTGAGGGTTCCCCGGTGCTGTTGAATCAACATAAGCACCATTTAGTGTGATAATAGTCCCGCCGCCGTTCTTAGCATAGATCTTACGGTCAGCTAGGTTTACGGCTAGTTCGCCTACATCTAAGTCACCGCTTAAGGGGGCTGAGCCACCTGTGGTAGACTTCTTTAGAATAATTTTGGTTGCCATTAGAAGCTACCTCCTTGTAAATATACATTTGACTCATATTTCTGGCTTGTTGAGCTATACACTAATACCGCTCCATCGGCTTTGTTAGTGTTGTCAATATCAGAAATATCGTTTGTTGTTGCTTTTCGTGTTACCCAAGTATGACTTGTGGAATCAAACATTACAGTTTCGCCTGTGATTGAGGCGGTATCTGCTACATCAGATAGATCTCCAAGAGTAGTAGACTCTATAAGTACGACTACCTCGTCGATAGCTTCTTGAACGTCTGTAGCTATTAACCCAGAGTCTGTATTAAGGAATGGAACCTCGGAAGCGATCTGGTCAGCTGTAGCACCTGATTCTACACCAATGAGTTTACTTCTCAATGAGTCTGTAAAGTTGTTATCGGTATGAACATAGTCAGCATCTACGACGTTATTAGGGTCATAAGCTTGTACGTCTGCACCAATAACTAACCCAAGAGTGCTACGAGCAGTAACTGCGTCAGGATCATCAAGTAGGGCCCTGATGTAGCTTGTTAGAGAGGTTGTTGACCAAGTGTCTGTACCAGTGGTATAGAGCATCTTGTCAGCGATTGTAGGTAGACCCGCAATGCTTGTTAAACCTGCATCATAAGCTTGCACTGTTGAGCCAATATCAGCATCCTTGAGGATAGTTGCATCGTAACCCTGAACAGTGACACCAATATCAGCATCCTTGAGGATAGTTGCATCGTAACCCTGAACAGTGACACCAATATCAGCATCATTAAGAAGAGTAGCGTCATAAGCTTGAACAGTAACACCGATATCTGCATCTTTAAGGATAGTAGCATCGGCGTTCTCTTTACCTGCGAGCAAAGAGTTTACTTCTGTTTCAGTATAGTAGCGATCGTCATGGGTATGGCCAACATCTGACTTACCAGACAGTAGTGAGTCCACTTCTGTTTCTGTATAGAAATCGTCAGTAAGTGAGTAGTTTTCCCAATCACCTGATACACTGTTGTATCTTAAGATTTGGTCAGTAGACAACCCAGAGATTGTCACATCTGATAGGTTTCCAACAACAATATTAGCACGGATTATCTCAGAAAAGTCTCCTGCATTGATTGTATCAACAACATCTCCCGCGCTGTTAGATACCTCAACATAGAGGATACCCTCTGTTACATAAACATCAGTGATAGAATCACCTTTAGCACCCTGTCCACCTGTACGGGATAGAGATACAGAGTGGTTTGGTGATACGATATTTACATTGTTATCAGTAGTGGTAACATTAATTGAAATCTTGTCGTTCTTAGCTGTTACCTTGTAAGTCATACTCAGACCTCCTCAGAAGGGCTGTAAAGTACTTCTACAAGACCACGAAAAGGTTTCCAGATAAGTTGTGCATTACCAACACCTGTATCACGAACTTCAAGCCCAATCCACCCATAAGTAGGTGCTTCGGGGGAAGGCTGTGTAGTCCATGAGTCGATAAGGTCTTCTGGAATAACGATTTTAAATGTATTGTCAGTAACGGTAGCATCAAGGATATCAAGAGTTGTTACTACGCCACCTGCCTTGACACCAGTAGGGTAGCCATCCTCATCTACTGCACCTGCCATGTCGGCCTCAACAATTTTAGCTGTTAAGGTATAGCCTGTGAGGTTAGTCAGCCAGCTTAGTGTAATATCCATTTGAATTTGCTCGCCTTCTACGAGAGATACAAGAACTGCACCATCATCGCTGATAAGGTCTTTTGAGCGAGAGTTAATTCGTGAACGTGCCATATTTCCTCCTTGCCGAACCTCGGTTGGGCTTATTAGAGTTGTTGTTGAGGAAGCCCCATAAAGGACTCCCTAGTGTTATTTCTTTACCATTTGGTGATTAAAGCACCCTGTACAGAAGCCCTAAAGCGAATTAAGCTTGATAGGTCATCACGAACAGACAACTCGATACATTCTTCAAGAGTACCATTAAGGATGTAATGCTCTTCCGGAATTTCCATCGTTAGCTGATAGATTGTCTCCGTAGACCCTTCCCATGTATCTAAGTGGACATTGGGGAACTGTAGCATATCATAGAAGTCTTTAGAGAAGTACTGTGATAGTGTAGAACCATTCCTTTTAAATGACAGTGTATAGCCATTGGTTAGCTGACTGATACCAAAGAACTCATCATACTCGACTTTCAGCTTAGTAACAGCAGCAATCCACTTAATCTTTCTTACTTCAATAAGCTCACCGGGTTGCGCACAGTAGTTATAGAAGATACTACGAGACTGTCCAGCAGATACCAACTGAAGGTCATCAAGATAGATACTAGGGGCATTTCCTTGACCAGCATCTACTGTCTGAATTCGAATCTCATCGAAGCTAGGTGAAGCAGATTGGAAGGCTGTCATAGGGGTAGAGAATAACTGCCAAACATCGTGGTTATTCGTATCCACATAAGTACTAAGGGGGATAGCCACACCAATAGGGGCGCTATCTAGATATAGCTGTAGTAAGAAGTCTTTGTTGCCGTTAGCAGGCCATGAAGTGATGTAGATATAACCATCTAAAGAGTCATAGCTAGATACTAATAAATCTGAACCACCTACAGGCCATACAAAACTAGCAATATCGCCATTACGCGTACCTGAAGCGTCAATACTGGCAGTACCACTATTAGCAAAGTCTGTAGAGTCAAACACATAACGGTTACCAGAGACGTTAGTTGCTGTGAAGGCAACAGTATCTCCACCATTATGGACTACTGTGACTGTTTCAGGGGTGGTTGCTGCTTGGTTCTGGTCAGCACCGTAAGTATCATTGGTAAAGAATCCGGTAGTGATAGTCTTACGGTCTACAGGGTGGTTATAAGTAACCAACCCCGGATGTAGCTTATGGAATGGGCTATCTGCTTTATACACATGAGCTTCTAGCTTACCACTATCACCACCAATAATCTTTGTTTTGACACTCATAGCAATTACCCACTATAATTGTCTAGGTTAACTTCTAAGAAGCTTAAACGACAGTATACTTTACCTGCTGTGTGGTCTCCTGTGTATTGTGCTGTGAAAGCGGAGCCGGGGATTAGTAGAGCAGCACCTTCTTTGTTGTAGCTATACATGTCACCCTCTGATTTAGGGTAATGACGGTCAAACACAGTAGGAGTACCTGATAGTGTTGGATTACCTTGGAAGGCAGACACAGAAGAAATCACAGAGGAGCTTGAGGTCATGTTAACAGGGGTAACAACAGTACCACCAGATGCATAGGCGGCACCATAACCAAACTCCATGTAGTTAGAAACATTAGGTAGTGCTGTACCGTTAGCTTCATCGATAATCTGCCAACGAATGTAAGTGATAACCTGTACAGAGTCCTGTGAGGTGTTCTTAATGTGTAGTGGTGTTACAGTACCAGAGGCTAGGGTGGCTTCACCCCACACTTGGAAGGTCTTAGCATAGTCCTTAGCGACTAGATGTTGAAAGGGAATGTTAAAGGAGGCTGTTAGGAGGCGATTATCACCATCTACCGCAGCCATCTTACCATTACCGATACCTGATTCGATAATCATGGTTATTCTTCTCCTATTTGTAGCTCAATGTCATCACGAAGAATCTTCTCTTCGGACATAGAAGCCAAGTGCATGTTCATTATCTTGAGTTCACGAAGAATCTCGATAAGCATGGTGAACTGTAACGTACGACCATACTCGTCAATATTGGAAACAGTTTCCTCTGATGATGCCGTTTCAGGACCCAGAGGAATCATGTTTGTGAAGACATTATCTCTTGACATTATGCTAGGTACCCAGTAAACCCTGTATAGAGTGTCATGTTAGCACCATAGGTATTAACTAAAATAGCCAAAGAAGAACCACGAGGAATGGTAAAGGTAACCGTCCCGAAGATACGACCTGCTGTATGGTATTGGTATAGTAGTGTAGCCTCACCACCAGTTACTGTCTTACCATCACCAGAGGCTTTATAAGCGGTAACATCAAAGACACGGGGTGAGCCAAGGTTACGGTTAGCTACAGCGGCTTCTGAAGCATCACTAATAAGAGTACCACCAGTGGGGTTAGCAATAAGCTTAAATAGGTTCGTATCAGAGGTAGCACCTGTACGGTCAGCATCCCGGATACCGATAAACCAACCAACAATTTCTAGGTCTGAACTCTCGTTATTCTTTATATAGAGAAGTCCTTGTTCACCAGAAATACCACCATCTAGGACGATATCTTCAGTGTTTAGGTTGAAGGCATTACCCTCTTCTGCTTGATTCTCGAATGCAGTTTCTGTTACTGATTCTACAAGAAGCTTATTCTCAGAGTTTACTTTTGCCTTGACACCAGTGCCAGTGCCATCTGTAATCATAGTCATATTTGATTTTCCTTAAAGTAGCTCGGCGACCCAAGCTTCTGCTTTGTTAGTTGCAACAATACGGATTTCTCCAGCAAGCACCATTTCTTCTACAATACTAGAAGTGTACTTACGAGCAGTGAACCAAGGACAATCACTTAATAGACGCATCTGGAGATATACCTCACCAGAGTCTATATGTACTTGGATAACACCTCGCTGTGTGTTGTTGTTTGAGTTGTTATTAGCTGAACATTTATAAATGTCAGAAGTATAACCCCCTGAGTAATTCCCAGAAGGGTCTGTTAGCTTTGAGACCTTATTAGCCATAATGTTCTCCTGATAATTACTAAGATGGTTAGTGGGAGGAAGCCCCGTTAGGGACCTCCTCGTTGTTTATTAACCCTTCTTGGGTTTATACTTCTCAAGAAGCTTGTCTTTGTAGTGATCAGCTGCAATTAGGCAACTTTTGCTAGTTTCGATAGTACACCCAATGGATTACCCTTGTTTCCTTAGCCGATTGATGGTCTTCCTTAGACCACGTTGGACCCTACTTCCACGAGCCTTTTTAGTACCCTTACCAGCAGTGCGCTGTGAGTAGCCAGCCTTCTTGATAACCTTAGCAGCGACACCGCCACGTGCTTCCACCTTACCTACGGTACTCCGTACTGATTTGACAGCACCCTTAACAGCACCCTTAACGGTGGCCTTAGCCTGCTGACGCTTCTTAAGGGCTGAAGTCTTGGAGCCAGTTACACGGTTCACTACACGATTAGCCTTGATTTGTGCTTTTGAGACACCGCGCTTTACAGTGCCAGCTGCACTCTTAACTTTACGAGCGGCAGCAGAAGCCTTAATCGCCTTCATTAGAGCAGCCTTACGTGCGGATGTAAAGTTGTACACTGCTTTCTTCGCATTACGAATTCGATCCATAATTGCCATTTTTTTATTCCTTATTTAAATGTAGTTTCAGAAAACAAACCCACGTTTCGTCACAGCAGTACCTGCCCTGATAGGGAAGAGGTATTCAATAGCATAACGAAGACCGTCACTCCAGTGTTCGACACCTTCCTTTTTACAGATAGTAGCTGTATCAGGATTAGACTCGACCCACTGGGTTCGTTCAATGGATTTGATAGTGTTTACACACTTCGGATGGATAAGCAAATCGACATCACCTTTTGCATTCATAAGTTTCTTGTTAACAGCAGCAACGCTATCTACAATAGGTGGTGCTTTGTTATGCGCTCTAGTGATAATCTTAGCAGACTCTAGAATACTGAAGTCAGTGCGACCTACAGCAGCAGAACTCTTACGAGCACGTCCAGAAGGGTCAGGGTAGGAAATAATCCTATGACCTTTATACTTCTCCACAAGTGCTCTAGCAAGAGTCTCTGTATCAGGGTGTCCCTGCATCTCGTCTAGAATATGTACTTGATTACCACGAATGGCAAAAATAACAGAAGCCATCACACCAATATTGAAGTCCACAGCGACATGAACGTCCTCTCGGTCTTCAAAATAAGGTAGACTTTTATCAATATGCTTCTCTCTGTCGAAGCAATAAAACACACTATTCCCTGAATCCTCAAAGCTAGCTGTGTATTCTCTAGCGAACTTCAAAGGGTCTAGTGTGAGTTTCACCCTCTCAATCTCTTCTTCATCAATAAAAGGAGAGTCCTTATAAGTGAAATGGTAGGACTTCCAATCATCGTCGTAGTCCTGTCTATTGTACATCTCATAGAAGTAATCGTAACCACTAGGTGTACTGATAATAAGTGCCCTTCCGGGGTTAGCCCCGAAGGACTCAGCATTCTGACGTGACCAGCGGGTCGACACACAGGGTTGAATAATGGACTCCCAAGACTCCTTGAGGTTCATACCAGCGCCCCTCCACGATGTTACCTCATCAGCCACCACGAAGTACTGACCAGTCCCCCGCATTCGCTGAGATGCTTCATAGGACCAGAGCTTTAGTTGTACGTTGTTAGGTAGCCAAAAGTTTCCAGCAGCACGAGAAGACTTCTCGGCATAGTCCTCTAAACCTAGCTGGTAGGCTAGAAGAGGGTAATAGATGTCCACTGTTTGTTGATAAGTAGGGGCAATAATCGCAACGTTCTTGTTAGGGACATCAGCGGGGAGGTCCATAAGTTCTTGTGCAGCCAGCAAGGCAGCAGTAGCCGCCAGATAACTCTTACCAAATCCTCTGCTTGCGTTAACTACAGCATAACGACATACATTCTCTACAAACAAATCATTGATAACATCAGATTGACCTTCATATAGTACGACTTCAGTCATTCCTTTTTCCTACCTGTAAGAGTAACAGCAATAGGTTTCTTATTTTCAAAAGAGACCTCTTGTTTCTCCGGCACTTGTCTATACCCGTACCTCATAAGGTTGTTAACAATCTGGGCTTGAGTAGCTAACAACTGGGCATAAGCCCCGGATCCAACCCTTACAGAACCATCGGTAAGAGCTGTCTGGATTTCTTGATATTTATCTACAAGCATCTCTATGGGATCGAAGCCGAGTTCCTCAAGCTTCTTTACAGAGTCTTGTGAGTATATATTGCGCGATCCACGAGGTCTCCCTGAGCCTTCGCGTTTACCTCCGCGTTTTTCTGTCATAGGGACCTCCTTAATGACTTGATTGACAGTTGATACAATTCCATTTAGATAAAAAGACAATTCTTCGTGATTATTATAAAAAACTCAAAGATAAACCCTTAAAAATAATCACATTAATAGTCCCATATTGGACCTGCTTTAGTCCCACTTTAGACCTAACTACAAGACCCAAATAGTCCCACTTCGGACTTATTTCTCAAGTTCAGCTATACGTAATTTAAGAAGGGCATTTTCTTGCTTAATGACATCAATCTGAGTCTTCAATGACTCTACAGTTTCATTATAGGCTTGCTTAGACAGGGCCACTGAACGGAACACACCGAGCAACCCTGCTGAAGCAACTACAACGAACACACCAAGTCCAATTGGTAAAACATCAAGTATCAGTTTTTCCATTGTTGGTAACCCGTAGTTTTATACAGGTTATATACGTAACCGTACACATAGAAATTAAACACAGCGAATGACACACTAGCAGAAGTGGCAATGTTCCAATCCCCTAGCTCAACGAACTTCTGAATAGCAATAGAGAGCCAAAAGCTAGAAGCAATCATCGTCATGATTAACCTTGTAACGAGTTTACTATAGACTATCTGTCCAAAAGCAATTACAAAAGCAAGGATAGCTAAGAGTGTATGGTCAAGATCTAAGAATGAAGAAGAACCCACGTAACGACTGCTGAGAGAGAAAGTATAAGCTACCAACAATAAAGCGAAGCCAGAAGCCTGCTCTACGGCTCTCCCAAATACCTCGTACTTTAGGTAAGGTTTTTCTAAGCTGACACTAGGGTCACGATTAACATGTAATGCTGCTTCGTACTCAGCTGCAAGGGTTACTACTTTTGACAAGAATTGGAACGGATAATACATACGAAAATCACCATTGTTAGAGAGTTAAAGAAAAACCAGACTAAGTTAGCCCAATCACGACCCCATTCATCACCATTAATGAAGGCTGTAAACCATGAAGACTGCGCTAGAATAAAGACTGCTGAAGTAAGAACAACAAGAATACTAAGTGGCCTCTCTGGTGTAATGTAAGAGGGACCGATTAATAGGATACCTAATGCTATAACAAAAGGTAATATATCGATATAGTGTAAAAACATAACGCATTCCCCTTATAAGTTTCTTTATTATTATTATTAAGGAGCCTCTAATAAGTCACATCAAGGACTACTATAAAGACCCCTGAGCTAGGGCCTCATGTTGTGAGGGGGGGAGTTTCAACTTAACCTAGGTAACATAACTCCTCGAAGTTACTTAGGGGCATACCAGTCGGGGTCCACCTCTTATGTACAAAGAGGGTTAGTCGCTTATGGTAATAGCAGACTATTTTAGCTATAGTAGTCCTTGACAGGTCTCTATTGAGGGCTATTAACGATGCCTTACACCGGATGTATCATCATCATTAGTACGTCGTATTTTTTACCCCTTATTTTTATGATAGTTTTGTCTACAAAAAAAAATAAAAGGGGGTCCCTAACCGCCCCCACCTACACCCCTATTAAGGAGCATAAGTGAGGACGGTTAGTTAATTTAGACGATATACCCCTCTACACCATCGATGTAACCACGATAGTACTTGTAGTTGGTATGCCAGTAGAGCTTCTGTCCAGACTCAAGAAGTAGGTAGTCATCGTACTGTAGTTCGATTTTAACCCAAAAGGGTTCTTTGTTAGGGTTCAGTGGGACAAAGTACTCGGTCATTTGTAGTCTTCCAGACAGATAATCTTTACAGAATGTGGATTAGGTAGTTCCATTACTTTCTCTTTATACTTCTTTGATACAACGACTACAGGATAATAGCCTGACTCAATAAACCCAGAGTGGTGTACTGCGGTATACCTGTACATTGAATTAGCCCTATTACCAACCTCTCGGGTTAGGTTTGCTAGGTGTTGCTCGACAGGGTCACAGGCCACGAATTCTTGAGACGGGTCATTCCACATGTAGAAGAGTAGTTCTTTAGTGAAGTCATCTACACCATAGATAGCGACTATACCTAGCTCACTATAGTACTTGGCGTAGTCTTCCTTAGCTGTCTTCGGGGAGGGTTTTAGCTTGATCTTACGGGGGTCTTTAGAACCTTTAGGTCGCCCCGGTTTTCGTTTATTATCTTCTGCGTTCACTACCATACTACCTCTAATAGTTCATCATACCCACCGACTAGCCGGAAGATCTGAGGTACTGTTTTAGCCTCTATGTCTTTAACTAGAAGTTCTTTCCACACTACATCAGTAATATCTTTATAGATATAAGGGACCTTCCTTGACTCTAAGTGGTTCTGAGCTAGTTTACAGTAGGGGCAGTTCTCCCTACCAATAATTAAATACATTCCATTTCTCCGTAGCTATTAGAGTAGACTACTCTGTCAATACCGTGATCACTAATGCAACGGCTACAACCGCTACAAGGAAGAGATAGTCCCAGAGTTCCATTTTGTTTCATCCTAACTATGTAAAGCTCAGTACTAGAGCTTGATAGTTCTTCTGCACTGAGTTTCTTTTTGGCTTTATTGATAGCGTCCACCTCCGCATGAAGGTAGATAGCCTCATCATGTTTACTATAGAAGGCCGCGTCCGGGTGAGTCTTGTTTTGGTTTTTACCAAAAGATACTATCTTGCCTTTATGAACGATAGCAGCTACAATTCTCGCCCGGAACACCGGCTCGTGTTCTTCAAGTTTCTTCGTGATCTCCCGAAGAATCTTCTTCTTCTTCCTCCGACCCATCGTTTTCTCCGTATTCTTCAGCCATATTCAATGCTGCAATGAATCCTTCTGCGAAGAACTCAAAGAGCATATCGTTAATCGACCCTTCAGGGTCTAACTCATAGTTATTCACGAAGTCTGCGAATAGGTTTTCCGTAATATCTTCTAGGTCTAGTTCGATATCTGACATTGTTATAGCCTCTTAGATTAGATTAAAATACTGAAGTACTTGGATGCCTGCCCATAGGTAGGCTAGCTTGAGTGCAATAGCGACTGTATAACCGATAACATACCCAGCCATCCCAACAAATTTTTCCATCTATACGTTCCTTTTAGTTTTGATAACTTCATCAATGATGTTGTACTTCTTCGCTTCCTTTGCTGTCATGAAGAAGTCTGTTGGTGATAGAAGTTCTTTCCGGATCTTCTTCCGGCTTAGTCCTGTGCAGGATTTGTAATGATCCTCAATCCAACGGGACATGATCTCATGTGAACGCATACGTCCGTAGATCTCATGTTCCTTACCCCTTGTACCTCCTGCGTACTGGTGTGACATAATCTCACTGTTCTGGGTAGCCATACGGTGGGCACCAGCCATCAGGGTAATTACACCGCAAGACATAGCAATACCAGAGGCCAGAGTATCAACAGGAATGTCAGACATCCACATTGCATCCAGTAGCATCTTGCAGTAGTCTACTCGTCCACCGGGGCTGTTAATAATGAGTGTTAGTCGTTCTGGACGAACCTCCTCATCCATTAAGTTGTAGTCGTAAATACTCGTTACAATAGGATCGATGTTATCTTTATCAAACTCTCCTGAGAGTCGGAGAAAACCATTATTCCTAATAACCTCTCCAAAGGGAGGCATCTTCACTTCTTCAGGTTTAGGGGTGGTATTGGTCTCTTCTTCTTCTTCGGTTTCAGATAGTTTTTTCATAAATTGCATTCTCAAACTCCTTGAGACGTTTGTAAACAGAGATTAGTTCGATGATAGTTGACCAAGACTTGAACAGGTACATTAGCGAACCTTCAACTTTACCGAAAGCCCTTAGAATTTGTTGCATTACCCCTAAGGTGATAGAACCTGCTACGATGGCTGGACCTAGGACAACGTAACCAACTAGAACGTTAGCTTGAAGGCATGATAACCGAGCCACATTAAACCATGCATACCTAGCATAGTTCTTAAAGTGAATAGAGCGGACCTCCGCGAAGAGTTCATTTAGACGCTTAGGCCGAATAGTAACATCGTCTTCAGCAATAACAAGAAGCTTACGGTAAGAAGCTTCACGAGCCTGAATGTCATACTCGATACTAACTAGTCGTAGTAGCTGTCCTACAACAAGAAGGACAATAGTAATACCGACAGACCATAAAATGGCAGCAGATACAAGACCATACTCCCACTCCCCGAAGAACATAACTTGAAGACCAGAGGACAACCCCATTAGGATAGGGAAGAAGGCGACAAGAATCATGATAGCTTCTACGAAGGAGGTACCTAAACCTTCCATGATCCTAGAGAACTTAACAGTATCTTCTTGAACCCTTTGACTAGCATTCTCGATATGACGAGCTTTATCGAACAGTTCATGGTACCTCTGAACCATAGAAGTACGCCACCGGAATAGCCAATGCGATGTAAAGAAAGAAATGGATAAGGCTACAGCGATATAAACCCCTGCGAGTTTACCAAAGCTAAGTAAACCTGTGATATACTCTCCCATAGTCACGGAGCTTTCACCGCTGAGCGCAGTTTGTATGAGATCGTAGAAACCGCCGAACCACTCATTAATAGCTACGTCTAGCTGAACTTGAAACCAAAGTGATGCAACAATTACAGCTGCACCACCCCAAGACCAGATAAACCATTCTTTAGTTTTGAAGAAATTGAACATAGAGATCATCCCTTGTTTGGCGGACCACTTTGATCAGGAGGTTCCCAATCATCAGTTTTCACTTGAGAGTTATCTCCTTTGTTTTCTACCCGTTGAAGTTCCCCTTCCTCGGACTTCTCCCTTGCCCCCTCTAGTTCTTTCGCGGACTCCCGTGAGTAGGGAATGACATAGAGCCTGTCTCCTTTTTCTGTTGTAATCCAGATCACAATAGTCTCCTCGTTAGTAACCCGGTGGAAAACATACTGTGAGTTTTCCGGGATGTATCCTACAGAAGGATTTCCTCGGTCTTCTAGATAAAAGATGTAAGACACTAAAGAAGCAATTAGAAAAACTGGAAGTGCAATGAGTTTGATGATCCTGTAGGTTTCAGAAGTGTATGTGAGAGTGATCATCGATAGCGCAACAAAGCACCAAAGTACTGTTACGATAGCCATTTACCTTTTTCTCCCTGTAATTGGGATTTGCAACTCTGTATTTAGGTCAGAGATGTTTCCCATTTCATCTACCACAAAGGATACGACAGTAACCTCTTTCCTCGGGGTCAACCCCTCAACAGTACCCTCGTAAACCACATGGTGAGGAGAAACTGTCCGAATACTGAAATCTACATCTAGTGGTTCACCGATAGCAGAGAAGTAGAATACAGCGATTACGTACTCTCCAGGAGGTAGATCTGTAAAGTTAGTAATCTCGTAGTTACGCTTGATGATTACTTTCTTACCATTTACCTGATACGAGTCATTAGAAAGGCCCAAGTCATCACGATCTAGGATCATGAAAGCCCCGTCCTTATTACCATAAAATACTACATTACCGTCAGGACCCCTTACAAAAAGATCAATATCCCTGATACTCTCCGAGTCCCATTTAATTTCCACAAAGGCTTTAACAGGGGGTGTCACCTCACCTGTCTTCGAGATAGGGTTGATCATGAGGAAAGCAAGAATTAACAGAGATGTAAAACCTACCAGAAGATTGAAAAGTAGATCCACAAATGCAAGATTGCTTGAGTACTTCCTCATGGTTAGTGTTCCTCAAGAATTACAAGTTGGAGCTTCATCACGATAGAAGCGATCAGGCCAACAAGAGAGGTAATCAATGCGGTACCCATTCCGCTAGCTAGAGTCTCAATTGCCTTTTTCATAGATTCAGTATCTCCAACATCAATCCCATGAAAGGTTGAGTACAGGACGATAAGGAACCCAAAAAGGGTCCCTACCATTCCTAAAGATAGGACAGAATCTGCTAGGAACCACTGAGTATCACGACCCTTGGTCCTTCCGTTGGCGATATCGAATCCAACCCAAAAAGAGCTAAGGGTTAGGATAGTTAGGTTGACAATCGAAATATAAGTGAAATCGTTGTCAAGCAGGAATGTGTATACGTCATAGTATACAAGAGCAATCGCTAGGGCTGCTAGTAAAAGTACTTCTACTGTCCAAAACTTCCAAAAGCGGGCAGTGTTCATGGGTTTAATCCTTTTCATACTCTGAAAGTTTCTCAGATCCCCACAGGTGATCCTGAATCCAGATAAAATCAATGAAATCATTACTAACAGTGTAGCTGCCAATATTACTAGTAGCTGCTTTAAACTGGTATAGCTCCTCGGTAGACGTGAATACGAGGAAAGTACTAGGGTTAGTGAACCCGGCGATAATGATCGGAAGCTCCAGCTCAAAGCCACTCTTAATAAAGAATACCGTTGACTTTGCACCAAGGTACTGACCAAATAGGATTAGAGCTGTTTTAGAGGAACCCCCCAGAGCTTCATGGAGGTCAGCCAAAAAGAGGCCAGAATCCGATAGAAACGCATTATGGAAACCAAGGATACCATCTACAACATGGTTATTTGCCCCAATAAACCCGACTGCACAGGCACTCAGACAGGTGTAACCGTCAGGTACAATAGCAGTCATACTATGATCTGATAGGACTTCAGCGATTTTATATCCCTCTTCGCTAGAACCGCCCGGTGACACAAGAATGATTGATTTTGCAGTAGGATGAGTAGTGAGGAACACCTCTAGGCGATCAGAAGATCCTTCTTCAATCTTACCCGCGAATAGAACCACCTCACCGTACATTGAGTGTTCCATATAGTCAATTACCTCACTAAAAGCCCCAATAGTGGAGCCAGTAAAGATGGCGACAGTTGTAATAATGTTCTTAAACATTTCCATTTCCTCTGGTTGTTTGGAATCTTATTCAGGCTATAGTTATAGAGATACTACCTTAATTTCACCAGTGTTTCGGATAATAGAATCCTCTGCTCGTTCAATACTAATTCCTAGGAGCTTTGCAGTGATTTCTAGGGTTGGGTGAATACCGTACTTTGTCTTATAACGATGTGATTTCATTAATACATGTCTCCATTTGATAATATTTACAGACTACACCCCTTTTGACCTGTTACTGGGTCAATAAAGCAAGCTTCCGCACCTTCTTCTTCTTCGGTTGCTTCTTCCTTCACTTCATTGAGGATACCATAACGCTTACCTGCTGCTCGGAATGTTGTAATACCTTTGCAGCCTAGTTCCCAAGCATTGTAGTAAACATCCTTGAACTCTTCAAAGGTGACATCATCACCGACGTTACAGGTTTTACTTACAGCACTATCAACATAGTGTTGGCATAGAGCCAATACCGCAACATGGTCTTTGACAGATAGCTCATTCGCAGTAACACCTTTCACGCCATTACGATAAGCAAAATCAGATACTCGTTCTACTTTTGGACCTTCGAAGGTTTGGATAGTGCGGTCGTAGTAGTGAGAGAACACAGGCTCAATACCACTAGACACATTCTCAGCTACCAAGCTAATAGTACCAGTAGGCGCAATAGATGTTAGGTGAGAGTTACGCATACCCTGCTCTTTGATTCGCTTACGGAGACGGTATGGTAGTGTCTTAGCAAAACCAGAGTCTAGCCATTTAGCGTCCCAAAGAGGAAAAGCTCCTTTTTCAGCAGCCAAGTCGGAAGAAGCACGGTAAGTGCCGTTACGAAGTAGTTTAAGAATACCTTCCAGCCACTCAAGGAATTCCTCGGAGCCATACTTGAAGCCGAGCATCTCACCTGCGTTTGCAGCACCTGTTAGACCAAGCCCCATACGCCGCTTTGATTTAGCTTCATCTTCTTGAGCCTTAAGTGGATAAATGGTACGGTCAATAACATTATCCATAGCACGGACAATATGAGGGATATCTGCTTTGAACTTAGTATAATCAAATACCCATGCATCACCCTTCTTTTCTAGGTAAGAAACAACATTGAATGAGCCTAGAAGACAAGCACCATTTGGCGGAAGTGGTTGTTCGCCGCACGGATTTGTTGTACCGATAGTTTCGATATACCATAGGTTGTTTTGAGAGTTAATACAGTCAATGAATAAGACACCGGGTTCAGCCCAATCCCAAGTAGACAGCATAATCTCGTCCCATAGCTCACGAGCAGATACTGTACGATAGACAACACCGTCGAATACTAAGTCGAAGCTGTCGTCGTCTTTCTTAAGTGTCTCCATAAAGAGGTCAGTAACACCGACAGACACGTTAAATCCTGTAAGCTTGTCTGAATTTCGTTTTGCTCGTAGGAACTCAAAGATATCTGGGTGGTCTACACGGAGAACCCCCATTTGAGCACCACGGCGATGACCTGATGATGCAATAGTTTGACATACAGCATCATAGATACCCATAAAGCTAACGGGACCAGAGGCTTTGGACTGTAGAGATTTAATCAAAGCCCCTTTTGGTCGTAGCTTAGAGAAGTCATAGCCAATACCACCTCCACGACGCATTGTCTCGGCAGCTTCCGCAGCACGGGTCATAATCGCATCCATTGAGTCTTCGATTTCACCTGATACAAAGCAATTATATGCACTAGTGATTTTACGCGAACCCATAGCATTCTGAACACGACCTGCAGGCAGGAAACGAAGATTACCGAAAATCTCTTGCAACTCCATTTCGTGTTCAGCATTATCAGACATCGAACGAGCTAGTCGTCGAATCTTACCGTCAAAGGTTTCATCCCCATCTCGGTATTTTATTTCATCAATTTCGATGGAAATAGGCAGCTTAGGCCCTTCGTAGTATGTGTTAGCCATTTTATTTCCGTTCTCTACAGTCATAGTAACCTCTTATTATTTTTTAGTTTTGCGTTTCTTTTTTGTCTTTGATGTATACTCGGGGCTATCTTTGACAACTTCTTCGACTTCTTCTTCTGACTCATGCACCATCTTATTCTCTGGTGAACAAGTACCTGTTTTAATTACATACCAAGCATCTAGCATGAACTCACGCTCTTCAGCTGTCCATCGGACGGCCATGCTTGGTTTTTCAAAGAGAAAGAACTTAACGTCCTCGACACTCTCGATATTGTACATCTTATTATTTACATACTCCCAAGCCTTCTCGAACTTAGGGTCTAGCTCAACGTTTAGTTTTTTCACTAGTTCATTCCTTCTTTATCTTGGTTAAAAGCTACTGTTGCATAATGGTATAGGTTAAAGTTTAGTTCTTCTTCGGGATCCCTGTTGTGTTCCTTAATGACTCCTTCTAAGAATCCTTTTACACCGGGGCTAAGGTTGTTCAGATTAGCCTTGCCATCTATTAGTAGTTGCATAATGAGGCTAATATAGACAAGTTCATTTTCTGTCATATAATTAGTCTTCATACTCGCTGGAACCCTTGATCATAGTTTTCTCCGGTGTAATCAGGACCCGCCGAGAGGCGTCCTGTATCGAAATCGTATTTAAGGCTACCGCTAGGCCCTGTAAGACCTGTATAACGGCACTTCAGGACCTTTGTCACGATAGTGTTACGCTCTTCGTGGCTATCTGAACCTACGTCACGGGCGAAGGCAATTACATCCATCGAAATCTGCTTAATAGAACCTGAACCACGGATGTCATCTAGAGAGGGGAGCTTCCCTTCTTCAAAGGATTTACCCTTATTATCAGTCTTTCGAAGGTGACTGATCAAGCCAATCCATACATTGTATTTCTTGACCAAACGTAGTAGTTGGTTCATAATCAGGTCCACGGCTTCGTTTCCAGTAAGACCTTCTGCTCCTTCCGAAGCCAAGATTGTGATGTGGTCAACAAAGATGTACTTAGCTCCAGAAAGGCACATATACTCCAAAAAGTCCATAATAGAACCGTCACTGATACTACCTTGATGGTCCAAGACAAGTACGCGATCACTACCAAAAAGTTTGTCATAACCAACTTTAAGTTCATCTAGCGAAATTTCCTCTTTTGCAGGGTTTCGATTAATAGCCATACCAGCCATCTTACGGGCTGTCTCGGCGGGGCTTTCTTCTAGAGATACGATACCTACCTTGTCCTCAGTCGTTTGAAGTAGATGTACAGCGATCTCCCGAAGGAGCGTCGACTTACCACTACCTGTACCACTAGTCCAGAGAGTAATCTCGCCGAAGCGCATCCCCTTTAGCTTTTCATTTAGGCCTGTCATAAAGGGTGGATAAGGCACCGACTCAATCTCATTATACTTTTCTAGTTGAGACCAGAGTTGATCCTTAGTTAAGATACCAGCAGGTGTGAAGCTGGTAGCATCATAAATGGAAGTAAGAACCTTATCTGGTTCCTTGATCCACAGGTCACAAGCATCCTTCTCAGCCGTACGAACAACCTTGATTTTGTCATAACCGATGATACGGGCAGCTTCTTTTAGCGCAGTTTCACCAGCATCATCCTTGTCCATCCACAGGATTACTTCGTTAAAGTTACGAACCCAGTCACGTAGTTCGATTAGATCTTTGACAGAGGACGCTGAACGAAGTGACACGACAGGGTAGAAGGTCTTATATTTTTTATACCAAGCAGACTGAACTGCCATAGCATCAAGCTCACCTTCAGTGATAACAAGTCGCTTACCACCGTTGTAGTTCTGCATACCGAAGAGACCACCCCGGACTTTACCCACGGAGGTAAACTCTTTAGGCAGCTTACGAATCTTATAACCTACAATAGCATCTTTTATACAGTAAGGGTAGTAGTGGGTATCAATAACACCATCAAGGTCATAAGACACCTTTACACCGTAATGTTCGGCGACTTGTTTATAGATGTTACGTTCCTTAAAACCACGAGTAGGGTACTCTGACGCAATCTCCGTAACGGAAAGCCAAGAGTCGTCTTCTACCGCTTCGAAGTCTTCTTGTTTCATAGTTCTACCTTCTCTCGGAGCTGGGTAGTTAGACCTACATGAGAAGCAAAATGCAGAATTGTCCTCGTAGACTTGCTTGGCGTCACTACTTCCACATTTCTCGCATGGTTGGTTTTTATTTACTATCCGTCCCATTATTTGTTGATCCTTTAATGTGTACTATCATGAATAACTCTGAAAGCTCTTGGAAAAGCAAAAACAGGATTACACTAGAAAGTGGATTACCGGGGATCACTTCTAAAGCGTTAGCTAACCCGAGTAGTAGGGCTACTAACTTAGACCAGTATAGCGCAATAGATAGGTTATACATTAATACTTCCTTTTTACATTCTTGATAAAGTTCCTAGTACGCTCGGTAGGAGTCTCCTTGGTTACAAAGCGAATAGCTGCCACTTGTCGATTATACCAACGAGGCGTCTTACCATCTTCTAAGTAGGTTGTCATACATTCAACAAGCATTTGAACGAAGGCTTCAGCGTATGAAAGGCCACTCCTTGTTTTGTAAACATCAATGATTACGAACTTGAACTTATCATGCCCATACTTCTTAATGTCATTATTCAGGTGAGTTGATGAGCCAGTATAAGTTCTCCAGCTCATCTCTTTACCATAGTGTTTTGAAGACTTCTTGCCCATATTCCTGAATTGCTTTTTTCCAAGATAGAACTGGTTAGTTACAGTATTCTGAATACAATACAAGAAGCCGAACCACTTGCTAGGTTCAAACTCGAAAGAACACTTCCAATGTCCAATATCAGATTGAGGCATCGTAACGTTCCCTAGAGATACTAAAGTGGTCATTCATATGACGCCAGATATGGATCAATCGACCATTCCAGATCAAGGCATTATAACCATCTTCTCCATAATAGTCATGGTAAGCCCTACATACAGCAGCTTTCAGGTCTTTGTGTTCAGTAAGCCCGTGGAATAGCTTGTCAGCCTTAACGGGTCCACAACGCGGGATTCCCGGAATAGCATCCGTACTATCACCCATAAGAACCTGTTTCCAGTAAAAGTATTCTGCATAGCTTTCTTCTACCTCATACAATACACGAGCACGAGGTTTGAAGTGCCATCCGGGGATGCAGTCTAGGTCTTTGTCTTCTGTGATAACAACACGATTAACACCTGCCTTATCAGCCTCTAAAGCCCAGATACGCACTTGGTCATCTGCTTCATAACCATCACATAAGTGGCTACCGGGAAGTTCTGAAGCCCATAGTTTGAGGTCATCAAACCAATCAGGCTTATTGTTCTTCTTCCTGTGTCCCTTATAACCGGGATGAAGAACTAAACGAAAATTGTTTGGTCCTCCGAGGGCCATGCAGTGATCAGAGGCAAATACTGATTCTTGTAATTCATCAAAAATAGATGAAAACTTAGACTTAGCATCTTCTAGGTTTTCATTTCCCCAGATAGCCTGATATAGAAGTGCATCTCCATCATAGATTGCTAAGGTCATAATAGACCTCCTTAATAATTATATTTAACGGACCCATTTAGTCATTAGGTCGTCGTATTTTACTTTAACAGTTTCTTTAACTTAGCAAGCACAGATTTCAAGCACATCGGGTGTTCGTTTTTCGACATATCGACATACGGCCTCCCAATCGTCTGCACTACAACCCAAACATGTCCAATCATTCCATTCATCACCGCATACAACTTCAAAGTTACTATTATCACATACCTCACCGTAGCACTCAACAACGTTACCTGCTTTGCTAAGATAGTAGTAATCAGCCATCGAACTTCTCCACTTCGATTCCAAGAATTGACATCATGACAAGACCAGACTCATCACTATAAGGTTCATAGTAGACTACACGAGAGATGCCAGACTGTGCCAAGAGCCTAGAACATTTAAGACAGGGTGCCGTGGTACAGTAAACCGTAGCCCCTACACTACTCGTGCCACTCCGTGCCATTTTGGCTACAAGGTTTTCCTCGGCGTGTAGTACTGTATCACAGGTATGTCCTGTATCAGGGTCTGTGTCATCATTAGTAATCCAACCTGATGGTGTACCGTTAATACCGATACCGATGATGTTACCATCCTTGACAGCAATAGCTCCCACCTGACGCCTCTTGGCTTTACTTGCGTGTGCTGCACAGTAAGCCATCTTCATGTACATATCATCCCAGTTATTTGCCATTCAGTTCTCTCTCTTCTAGTTTGATGATGTTACGGCGCATTAACGCATGTAGGTCTGTCCCCCTACGCGCAGCAATGCGAGAGACATACCAAAGAACGTCAGAGAGCTCATCTAATAGCTCTTCAGTACGGTCTCCATAGTGACGGTCAAGTCGCTCTTCCTTGAGCCACTCTGCAAGCACCTCGCCAACCTCCGAGGAGAGACCAGCCATAAGGACAGCCTCCGAGGTTCCTTGGTATTCGAATGCGGAAGTCATTTCTTCGTAAACCTTAGTCTTGCTCATTGTTGTCCCTCCATTTCTACAATATCTAATACTGTGTTGTAGTCAATTACATAGCCACAAGCACGAAGGAAGTTCTGAAACTCTTGGAGTACCTCATCAAGTGGCATCCAACCAGTGAGTTCATATTCAATCTTCGTACCATCCTCAGTCTGGTGAATGAACTTCATCCCCGTTCCCCTTGTGCCTTGCCAGCATTGAATCAATTTCTTCCCCTAGTAGCTCGAAGACATACTCAGGTGATCTATTCAATATACCACAATACAGTAGTAGCTTTAGACCTAGCTCACCACATAGATGGTGCATGTCATCAGTCATGTCAAATGTGTAAGTAGAGGAACCATCCTCATGTACTCTTTCTTCTACAAACTTGATTAGTAGCTCATCACTCATAGTCTTTTACTCCGTGTTTGTCGATGTCGTGTAGCATAAGAATAAGTGCCTTTTTAACGTCTTCAATGCTATCACCAGTTACATT